ACCTAGTGCCGCGCCTCCCTCTGCTTTAAGCAGTTCGGGCTTATGGATTAAGAATTCAATTAGACGTGCGGCCTCGCCATCAGGGGTAGCCTTGATCAATTCAAACTTGTTGTAAGCGGATTGATTAGTGGTCATGATGCCAACCATAGAGGCCGACATCTCATGCTCTCGTTCTGCGTTAATAGAACCCTGCATCCTAATCTTAGCTTTACCGTGAGAAATCTTATGCACAAGCTGCGACAGTATCTTAGAGTCCTTGTTTGAAATTTCGTCAACGCCAAGCGGGATGTTATGCAGACCTAGAAAGCGCCCGACCATGCCGTTGTCTGTAGCCTCAAACACACTCAAGTCTTTTGGGTTGCCCCACATACTTAATGCCGCATACATAGCACCTGTCTTAGCACTACCAGACTTACCCAACAGACAAACAGTCACTCCAGAAGTAGTTGTATAGGTCATGTATGGAGATGCCAATCCGCACAGCATAGTAAAAGCATGCATCTCAAAACCGGGGTTGTTTAAATAATCTGCTGACTCACGCCACTTCTCGTATGTCCCACGAGGTGTCAAGTGTTTAGTAAGACCGCGCACAAAGGGCGATGCTGGCGCTTCAATAACCTCTCCAGTATGTAGAATTTCACGCTTACCAATAACAAAGCTTCGAGTAGGCCAAGCGATCTCGTCTGCTGGTTCTTCAGTCCAACCCATTTGCATGCGCATGATTTCTGCTTTGGCGTTCATCTGCATGAACTGTCCCCATTTGATTACGTAGTTCATAAGGTGTGGTAGTTTCTCGGTTGCGGCAAACACGCCATTTGATGACATGATGGCTTTAAAGTTTTCTAGGGCATACACTTGTTTCATAGGCACGAGTATTTCACGGATGGGGTCTTTGGGTAACTCCAAGCGCATGAGTAAACACTCGCCATCATGTTTGCTAAACATCCTACGGACAGGAAAGAATTCATGTGGCAAGATCAGGATGGGGTCTTGCGGTACGGCTTCTCCCTTCTTGTTATATTTGTTCGGTGGCTGATAGTAGATACCACCATTAACGCCTCTTAAGAACGGGAATAGGAAGTCTGGGAAAGCAGAAATTGTTTTGGTATCCGGCTCTTGCCAAACTGATTCCGCTTTATCTGGCGCGGGTGCGGCTTTAAAGGTTTTTCCAAGTACGATTGGACTTGTGATCTTTCCTCTGTGCTGACATCCTTCGCATCGTGAGGGGTAGTCTTTGGTGAACCATTCACAGGTTCTCGGAGCAGGATACTTACTTGCTTTTTCTTCTGTTTCATCGTAGTCATATTTTTTACCGTTATGGTCGTAGTCCTTAGATATATCATGAATAGCGGTTGCACCATCATCACAAAATTTAGCAATCGATAGCCCAGCCCACCACAAAGGTTCTGCCAATGTCTTGCGGTTCTCCCACATAAACTTGATCTGCTCACACCCTGCACCTTCGAGGCTTTTCTTCTTCAGTTCTTCCCAAGTCTTAGCGAAGTTGTCCAGCTTAAGCATCTGCTTGGTGTCTTCATCCAAGCCCTTAGATACTGACGCCAACACATCGTCAACTTGTTTGGGCTTTGGTGCTTGCACCTCACCAAAGAATTCTTTCATCTCGTCCCAGTCATAGACAGGGAACTCATCGACCATGAAACATGTCTCGCGCTTTGGTTCAGACTTATGGTTAAACGTCTCAGGGCAACGCAAGATACGAGCGGCATCTGCGGATACTGCAGGGTCGATACTCACGGTGCTGAGACACAACGCTTTAAACTTTTCTGCGTATGGCTTCCACTCATCGCGTGGGATGTCTCTGTCAAAAGGCCAGTAGGCATGTATGCCACCGCCTGAGTCAGTCACTATGGGTTCGGGTAACCCTGTCTCATCAAGAAGTTTTTGCAAGGCTTCAAGCGCTTTGTCCTTGTCCTCGTACTTACCTGTTGGATTACCTTCGTCATCAGTCAATGCGCCCACATCTAAGTCAATGAAGAATGAGCGTTGGTAGATACAGTCTTCAGCCTTACGGCTATGTCCTTCAAATGTACCCATCGCTATGAACAAGTCATAGCCGTTGTTTTTTAGGTTTTCAATTGTGTCGATCGCCTCGTCGAGCGTCTCTGCAAAGTGATGCCGTAGTTTTTTGTTTTTAACCGAAGCAACGCAGTAGACACCCTGACTTGGTAATGCTTTCTCGTAGAATTGTTTTAACATGTCTCGTCAGAGTTGAAAAGAGCGGGACGATGCCCGCTCGGTGATAGAAAGGTAGGGGGGTTTAGCCCCCTTTTTGTTTAATCGAACTTTCTCCCAACCATATCTTCAAGATAAGCCTTGGCAGTTGCCACGTTTTTGGCGGGCAACATACCTTTGGCTGTATCGCTTTCAATCAAGTCGGTAAGTGTTTCCACTTTTAGTAAGTTCTTGTGGCGGATAGGCTGACCACGGAACCAACTGAACACAGTCATGCGAGTTACCTCCAGCGTCTCCGCCACATACTTAGTAGGCAAGTTTGCCTTAACACAAGCAAGGGCTAGGGCAGTACCTGCCCTATTAGGGTTTGCCTTATATAACTCAATCAAAAAAGCTTCGCTGTATGTCCGTGACATTGTCTATCCTTATTTCTTAGACCATTTCTTCACTACGTCAGATATTTGTTTCTCATCTGATGGTGAAGCTTTAGTTGATTCACGCTTAATTGGCTCGGGCATGTCTGCTTCTGCTACCTCTTCGCGGACACGAGCAGGGGCTACTTCAACGTCTCCTGTGCTATCAACTTGGAAGACGTTCATCTTCACTGCAGCTTCTGCGGCTGGGCTCTTAGACTGGCGTGCAATGATCTGCAAGACATCGTCTTCTACCCTACCAGAGGGGCTAAACAATACCTTGGGCGTAGGTGCTTTGGTATCAAATGCCATCTTAGTAATGACCCTACCTGCTGACACATTGTGTGACGCCAAGTGCTGAATGTAAGGACGGAAAGGCCAACGCCCAGTATCTTCTTTACCGAAGGCAGATGTTGCTGGCAACACCAACTGCATTACGTCACCCGCTGGGTCTTTAGGAAGAACCACGGCAGTGCGCCAAGACAGACGGCATGCTGAACCTGTACCGCCCTGACCAGAACCTTTGACTGACTTAGAACAGTCGTTGCAGGTGGACGCGATGGGTGTCTTCACGTCTGGATCTGGAGCCTCAGAGTCAGTAGACCAGCATGCTGGGCTAATCTTTTGGCCTTCTTGGTATGCGCCTTCGTAGTACATACGGGAAGCTTTGTGTGCCATCTTGACAAAGATTACTTCCATGTGGCGGTCTTCGATAGCACCGATTTCCTTGCCACCTGCATACTTGCGAAATACGCCACCCTTGATAGAGATGCGTTTGTTACCTTGACGGGCACCACCTGCTACGGCAAGTGTGTCGTCATCTAAGCCTTCAACGGGCACCATTGCACCGCTGAACATGGTTGCGAGATCATTACTCATTTGAGTTTCCTTTGTTACTAAATAAACTAATTAAGAGGGTTTACGCACGACTATTGTGAATTCCCTCATCACATTCACACCGGGGGGCAAGCCATCAGCTTTGCGTTCGGCAATGAATTCTTTGAAGTTGGCTTGAGCAATTCTTGCTTCCAACAACTCTGGCATTTCGTTATCCATAACAAACTTTCTAAACGCAGTGCCGTCGCTGACGGTGTAACGCTCACTCAGTTTGCGCATAACGGTGCCGTAATCTGTCCTAATGCTTTTGGCATTTGACTCGTTGCAATGCGTCATAAACGTCTGTGCTAGAACATCTAACTCACCCTTGAGTTCCTTGTCCTTCACCGCCCACTCCGCTTCTATTCTTTCACGTTCATTTCTAATTGTCAAGTATACCTTGACTAATTCATCCAATTTTGCGTCAACTATTTCTTCTACTTCACTCATATTCCTAACTCCTGTTTGTACAACTCAACCAAGGCTTCATGCATGTTGACCTTGCCTCGAAGCATGTGATAGATTTTTCTTTCAGCCTCCGACCCTTGCAGGTGGACGACTGTCATACTGTTCTTCTGCCCGACACGATCAATACGCGCTATGCATTGCAGATAGGTTTCCACAGACATAACAGGCGACCAAAACACTACTGTGTCAGCGGCTGTCAACGTCACCCCGTGCGATGCGGCTTGCGGTTGAATAATTAAGACTCGTGGATTTGTTTGCGTCTGAAACCGATTGATGATCTCAGAGCGTTCCCTAGCTGGGACAGCGCCATTTATTACTTCATTGATTACTCCTTGTTGATTTAAAAATTTACTTACTAAATGAATGGTGTGCGTGTAAGGCACGAAAACTATGACCTTGTGCTGTGTCTCGTCTAGCACTTCCATCAGCGCATTAAGGCGAGGAGACACATCAAACTCCACAACCTCTTTTGTATCGGTATACATTGCACCGCCAGAGATCTGCAATAGCTTGCTCAGCATCGCTGCCGCGTTTACCGCGCTAATCTGCTCACCTGCCGCAGTGATTAGCATCTCTTTCTTGAGCGCCCTGTAATACTTGTCCACTTGATAGGTAAGAGGAACTTCACGAGTCTGATACACCAAGTCTGGTAGGTCTAGGCAGTCAGCCTTCTCAAAACGGATAGCGGGTTGTAGGGCGGTGTATACATCGTTTTTGCTAGTAGTCTTGGGCACCCACTTAAATCGACTTGCTTGGTGCATAACTTTATCTCGCCACGCCCCAAAGAATCTAGGCACACCAGCGGGGTTGACCAACTTGGCAAGTCCGAAAGCGTCAAGGGGAGATTGAGATGCGGGTGTGCCCGTCATCATCCAAAGACGGGTTGAAGGGGTGATCAATTTAGCCAAGGTTTTCCAGCGTTTAGTAGATACTGTTTTATATGCATTCGCCTCATCAATTACAATTAGGTCAAACCCTGCTTTACTTATCTCGTCTTCAACTGTGGCTACACCATCAAAGTTAATGATGACAAACTCATACTCTCCGCTAATAACCTTCTTACGCTTGGCGCTGTCTCCGTGAGCTATAGCTACGGTTCTGTGCATGGCAGTCTTGAAGATGTCGGCCTGCCACGCTGAATACATGATCGATAGAGGGCAGATGACCAGCACTCTTTTGATGAGCCCTTTGTTCATCATGTAATCAGCGCCCCAAATTACAGAAGAAGTTTTACCCGTGCCAGCTTCGTTGAAACAGAAGCACCGGTCGCGTAGCACTAGGTATGAGGCAGTAATTCTTTGGTGGATAAATGGCGTAAACAGTCCGGGCCAGTCGTACTCTTTCTCCATTGGGTTAGGAGCATCCCCATACATACGAACTAGTCGTTGCATCTCGGGTAAACCCCAATAGACTAGTATGCTTGCGTCAAAGCCGTTATCGTTGAGAACTTCAACTCTGTCTATGAAGCCGAGAATATGCTGCAAATCCTTCGACGGAACTACCATGTGGACTGCTGTGTCCTGTACAACTTTCATTACTGTCCTTTACTGAATTAAACATAGCCCCTTACGGGGGCTAGTCGATCAAGCCTGTCGTGCCAAGGGAGATTGACATCTAGGAAGCACCGCCTGATTGACATGGTTATTTGGGGGAAAGCAACTAGGAACCCCGCGTTACCCACTGCATGCCTAACAGTAACGACTACTTCCTGCGTTCTTTTTTGCTAGTCTCAGACGCTAATGCGCCAGAAGAGGTTCGCTTAAATGATCGGTTCTTTGATGGGCTTTCGAGTCGAATTCCGTCTGAGTTGCTTCCACCTTTAGATAGAGCCTTGACGTGTGCAACATCTTTTCCCGCACGGCTGACGCCTTCGGCATCAAGTTTTCTTCGGGCACGCTGGCGCTCCATCCTGTTAGGCAACTCACTTCTAGATTTTTGCTGTTCATATTCTTTTTTATAGGGTCTTGGTTTATTGACGTAGGGCATATTTACCTTCTGACTTTGTGAAATTCGCAGGTGGTGACGGGACACCAACCGCATAGGGGGGTTCTGTTTGGATTCCAAACACCCGTCTCGAGTGAGGTTTCTAACTGTATCAGAGCGGGTACAAACGCGCCCCATAAATCGTCGATCTGACTGCGTGTGTATTCTTCATCCATGAAGCTGTTATGCACTATGAATAGAAGCCCCGCCTTAATGCGCTTGACCTCGGGGAAGTGAGCAAAGGTCATGAGCGCCATCAGCTTTAACTGTTTTGGGTCAGGGTACTTATTGCTACCTGTTTTATAGTCCACGAGGTAGGCTGTCTCACCATCCACAATTAGCAAGTCAACGATGCCCCGCACATATCGTTCGGGGTCATCAAACGCACAAGCAGAGCCATCACGGTACAAGCCCATCTCATACTCAGGATAGCGTGTGCCTTCGATCTCTAATAGCGAGTCCAAGATAGGCTGAAAATGCTGATAATTTTTGGCAAGAGGCTTGCCTTCACCAACATAATCCTCGCAAGCTTTATGCACCTCAGTACCGTACGTCATCGCGTACGTAACACTCTTCTCATAGCGTTTCAATACCTTGACTTCGTGATACTGCCGTGGGCAGTTGACGTACTCTTTAAGAGCGGAGAATGACCAAGTAAAACTCATTTGATTTGCCCGTAAAAAGAAGCGCCACAATTACCACATATGGACATGCTTGTCGTGCCTTTGATAGCGTCATGCCCCGCAAGTTCACACTCTTCGCGTAAAAGATTAAGCGCTGGGTTATAGACATCGCGGTCGTATGGAATCATAAGTTCTTTTTCTTTCTTGGCACGCTCGCCAGACAGTTTTAGTCGCTTCTCGATGATGGAGAGGTCAACCACAATTTTTTTCTTTGAGTTTGGCTTCTACTGCTCTTGCTAATGCAACATAGTGTGGCTTCATACCAAACACAGCATCTTGTATGTCTTCTATTTCTTCGGCTCGTAATCCAACCCAAGGCTTCTTGTAGTCTTGGATGTCATCGTCTTCTTCTGCTTTTAATTCGTACTCTATTTCTATGCTTTTAGTCATGTCTCATCTCCTTATACAATTCAATTCCGCCTAGCATGCAATTCTTTTTATCTTGCAAGTATGCGTGGCTACCTTTGCCAACCCAATAGGTTTGCGGTAGGGGTTTAACTTTTCTTCTGTGGCTACGCACAAACATCTCTGCGCGGGACAACCACCAAAACAAATGCTTACGCTCTCGCATCTTCATGCTTGTCCCCTTGCTCTGATTGCTTTGACATAAGCCAACAACATTTCTGCAACCCAACTCTGTATTGCTGGGTTATCTTTTAGCCCACTTAAGTCTGTTGTTTCTAATAACTTTGCACACGCTTCACGCTCTGCTTCTATTGCGGGCTTGAGCATATCTATCGCAGTCTCATGCAACTTCTGTTGTATCTCTAACATCTCTGTTAACTTGGCAATCATTTCGTCTTGTGGTGGTTCAAAATAAAACCTAACATGATGCCCCTCTTTGTGCGGGTCACTTACTTCAACAAAGTGTTCTGTCCACCTAGCGTCTGTGTATAAAAAGTCAGTCATGGTTTCCTTTCTGGGCAACGGATGCCCCGCTAGTCTGTATGCTTCGTCACGCCATATCTGTGCGCGTTGTTTGTGGTATTCACAGGTAGGGCATTCGTTCATACCTTGCCTTCCAGTTCTGTTATGCGAGCACTTAGAACGCGCACCAACTCAGTTAGCACAGCAACCTCTGCTATTAGTTGTTCTTTGGTTGTGCCATACGCATCTTTGTACAAACCCAATCGTGCGTTCTCGTCATGCAGGGCTTGCAGGACTGCCTCCTTACGTTGTTTGGCTTGTCGCTCAATCTCGTTGAATGCTTCGTCTTCTGGTGTCATTTGTCAATTCCTTCTTTACTTATACTCTACCATATCACCATAACTTTCGCCATAGTGCGCTTCACAAGTCACGGGTAAACCTCTAGCCCAGTCAGGTGTCCATTTCATGCACTTGACGATGTAAGCAAGAGCGTTATCTAGTTCCTCCTCTTTAACCACGACAACTGCCGCATCGTGTACCGTGAGGGCGACCTTATACAACTGCTGTATTTTGAGCATCTGTTGTCCGACTACTATCCTAGCCAAGGCTTGAACTACGTTTTCAACTAGCGATCCACCCCACAGTGACACAGCTCCCTTGCGTGACTGATACTCGTACTTGCCCGAGTTAAGTTCTAGGTCGGGGTAACGAATCATTAGCCCATTAGGTAGTCGGATGCCGTCCTTTGTAACCATGACGCACCTGTTCTGACCGTAGTAGAACGCTTTGATCTTGCCCCAATCAGCAAGGTTTTTGATTGCCTCATCACCTTCGTCCCATAGATCAGTGATGTGACTGTTGGCGTCTCGGTATGTATTAACATATTCTCTAGCCTTGTCTTCGGTAACGACCGCGCCGGGGGGCGTTGTCTTGAGCGTGTGCTGAAGCTTTAATGCGCCAGTCCCATAACCGAGACCCAAGATGCATGTCTTGCCAACAAAGCGTTCTACTGGGTCAGCTTTCGTGATGGGGCGACCGTAAATCTTGGTTGCAAAGAGCGAATAAACGTCCTCTCCTTTTGCAAATTGCTCGACAACATCATTCTGCCCTGCCAACCATGCGAGGACACGCGCCTCGATTTGAGACGAGTCGCAGTTGATAACGAGGTGACCATCGGGCGCAACCACCGCGTTCTTGAGAGCCTTCTTCTTTTTATCTCTTGAGGGAAGGTTTTGAAAGTTGACCTTGTCTGAGCCTGCCTACCTCCCTGTGTGTGCCCCGTAGTATTTGAGCGGGATGGGTAGCTTACCCTTGTTACGTTTGCCAACGTCGATGAATCTTTCAATCCTTGACTCTTCAATGGTTGACTTAGTACCCAGTCGAACTGAACATAACTGTTGGATGAATGGGTCTTCGTGTTCAGTAAGCGCCAAAAAGCCCTCATCGTTTTTAGCCAACGCATATGTTTGTTTCCCTGTTGTTTTGCTTTCCTTCGTCGGTGCAGTAATGCCATGCTCCAACAATAGTTCAGCGAACTGTTTGTTGCTTGCTAACTTCTTTCTAACTTGTTCTGCTGTCTCGCATTTGAGTTTCTCCATCAAACCTTCGAGTAGTGCGTTCTTCTCCTCGCGTAGTTCCTCACCGCGCTCTTGTAGTAGGGCATCGTCCACATGGAACACAGGCTCGGTAAACATGCGCAATGTCATGTCTATCAGGGAAAACTCATCCTCTGGAAGCGCGCTCGACAATTCTTGGAAAAGCTTAAATGTGAGTGCCACGTCGTTCTTGCAATACTCACCGTAGCGTGCCAACTCTTCTCTAGTGAAGTCGAGCCGTTGCTTGCCTTCGGCAGATACAACTTCATCGCCTTTTTTGCCAAGGTTATATCGCTCTGCTAATTTAGCAAGTGAGCCACCAACCTCCACACCATGAAGCGCCCTCGCCATACATAGGGTGTCCAACATTTGCGCTGGCTTGATACCGAATATCCAACTAAGAATACATCCATCGAAGAGCGTGTTGTGACATAGAAGCGCAGATCCCTGGATATTTAAGCGCTCGAGGTAACCTAAGATTTCCTTACGTGAGCCCGAGAACCACTCCGCTGCGCCATCATCTATCTGCACACCCACGCCTATGATTTCAAAACGCTTGTCCCTGACATACTCTTCTGTGGTTTGGTGCTTGAACCCAAGTTTGATCTTGGAGTCGTAGTAGGTCTCAAAGTCGAGAGTAATCAGTTTCACAGTGGTGCTTCCTCGTATTGCTCTATTCGTTTCTTAGTAGATGCGCGCATTACTTTTTCTAACACGCTTGGGTCTACGCGTTTGAATGGATTCCAATCGTTTCTTGATATTCTCGAGATGAGTTCGTCTCTCAAAATCAATTGCCTCTTGCGGGATAACGAGTTCTTGGGTTGTAAATCGGTGTTCGTTTGCACATTCTCTCCTTCGTGTTTGCCCAAAAGTGGGCGATTGTCTTGTCTCTTTCACTAGCGTCCATGCGCCACACTCGGGGCATTTCATGGTGTCAATCTCCTAAATTTGCGGAACTGGTATCTATCTAGCGTCCCACCCATGAGTGGAAGGCTAGATAGAAGGTTAAAGAAAAAAGATTATTTAGCTAACTTAGCAATTTCACGGTTGATATACCAACGTGCTTTGCATAGATCTTCGTGCTTGTCGCCCTTATGATCGGCTCGTGTAATGTATTTCACAGCGTTGCCTAAGTTGTAGCCCAACTCTTTGGCTTCAATAAAGTCGATTGTCTCAACACCACCAACTGTGTAGTGGGGCGGATGATTGACCATATCGGTGTGATGTGTTTCAGCGATGCGTTCCGATGCGCCTTGCATGCGGTGCTTTTTGCCTGACGTAGCCATATAAACTAATTGTGAAAAGGCTTCTGCTTCTGCTTTCGCTTGACCTGCGGGTGAGTTAGCGATCTTCTTGCGTGCCTTAGTCATCAAGTTGTATGCGTAAGTCTTTGAGACTTTAAACTTCTTGAGGACGTCCTCCACTTTTGCTGTTGGGTTGTTCGCTAGCAATGTAGCGATTTCGGTTACTTTATTAACTTTCATTTGCCTTTTCCTTTTTGGTTTGGCGTTTAACGGATACGATTCCAACACCATGTTGGTTTCGTGCTTCTTGCATAGCATCTGCGAGTTCATACGCTAGGGCGGGAATAGTGGGCGGGTGTTCTCCTTTCATTAGTAACCCCACCATCGCAAACCCTGCGTGTAGATCTCGCAGATTGCTACGATCTTCTTCATCGGTCATTACAGTCCTTTCAATAATGAATCTAACTCTTCATAGTTATCTTCGTTAACCACAAGTGTGTGTCCCCCTCGCCCACGAATATTCTTCATGTGGTCGAGTTGTAGTGCGGTTGGTTTGTTGTCGCCTGACTTCGCTTCGATGCCAATAAACTTCCCCTTGTGGCATACAACAAAGTCGGGCACGCCCATGCAACCAAACCCAGTGCCGATAGGCATGGTGAAGTAGGCATCATGTGCCTTAAGAATCTTTTTGATCTTGTCCTTGACCTTGCCTTCGGGAGTCATAGATCTTCTCTGTTGATCATGACGATTGCTATTGCAACTGCAACAACAATGATTCCCCCTAGGCACATTAAAAATACTGCCCATGCAATTGTTTCAAGCATTTTCTTTCTCCTTAGTTAGAGTCCCACCCTTCAGTGAGTTTAAAGTTAAGCGATCTATCACCAAGCAAAACCATGTGTCAGACACACGCCAACCCACCAACGCAAGTTCGGGCATAGTGACACTGTAAACATTGAGTTTCTGTAGCCGATCTTCGGGTATGAGATTGGGTTGAGGGGACGCAAGAATCATTGCCATCTTTGATTTCAATACATCAGGCAATGTCTTTTCATCGTAGTGGCGCACGAGGTCATCAGATACATACACGCTGTATTTGTTCTCGAACTTGTGCAAAGGAACTCTAATGAGATTCCAATCCTTTGGATGCACGACAGGGCTCATGTGTCCTAGCATGGTGTCACCATCCATATGTGATCGTAGATAGTTGGGCGAGAGTTGTAGAAGAACACCGCATCGAGGTTCGGGTCGTATCCATCCATGATAGGTATGAAGCCTTGCCTGCTATGGTTAGAGTTCTCATAGGCTAACTTGGTCATAGTCATCACTGGAATGAACTCTGCCACTTGCTCGAAACTACCATAGCGTTTGAACGGTTCAACTGTTTCATAACTTATCTTTGCCTGATCTGTGCTTACTGTTGTTAACTTGAATTTACCGATGAGGTAGTGATCGTTCACATCAACACCAATCATGTAGAAAGGGTTAGTGAAGAAACGATTACTCTCTTCGATCTTTGTTTTCTTGATCTTATCCGCTTCCTCGAATTTGTCAAGTATTAATTGACATTTATTTTGGTCTACCTTCACCCATTTGCTATTAGGACTTTTACCTAGTGCCGTCAATAAAAGAGAATGAACTTCATCGCCAGTCAACCCATGCTCTTTGTTGTGATCACCTAATTCTCTACGCAATCTACTCACCGCATCGGTGAGTCTGCGCACATAGTGGTGGGTTGTTTTCTCCACAGCGGGCACTGCTTCCATGCGCTTGAGCGTAGCCATGAGTGAAGAGATTTTTACACTACCAACAGTCTCTCTGTCTGATGCACTGCTACCTCGTTGTTTCCTATACCAAGGTGAGCGGTATTTGTATTGAGTTTCATCGTGGTCATACCACACATGACTCACAGCAAAGCCATTAGGATGACACAGCATGTAGCCGTCTCCTTGCGGCTTTTGATAGATCTTTAGACCATAGGTAAATTGCAACTCACGCACCAGTGGGAAGATCTTTGAGGCTTTCAACTCCTCATACATCTCCTCATTGCCGAGTCCTTCTACAAAGTATTTCTCTACTGACATATCAATCTCCCAGTTGTGGTTCTCTAACTTTAATGATGACCGCATAATCAAGTAACTTGATCTGTTTGATCGTCTCCTTTGTGAGCGTTACTGTCCCTGCAATTCGTGCAAAGACACACGCCTTCTCGCACACAGGGTAATACTTCGTTACCCCATACACATCTCTCATCTCTATTTCAATGAAGTTCAGACTCATGTTGCTTGCTCCACTTGTTGACCGTTGACCATTAGTTTCACGCCCCAATCACATGCGGGGTAACGCTTGCCACTACCGCACGACACTTCCTTGAGGATGTCAGGGTTCTCCTTGTAGACTTCTTTAGCGACTCTGCGCTTAGTAGCCATGAAGATGTTCTCAGGCGTGTCATCAGTATGGTTGTTCATGCCATACCTCATGCGATACCCTACATGCCTTACGTCATACGCAAGAGTAAACAACAGTAGTGCATCCAATGGCGCATCGTCTATTAGTTTCTCAGCATGTTCTAGTAACCCAACGCTTACGCTTCTTTTGTATTCACCCGCACCATATATGCCGTCGACAATCTCAATACAAGTGTTGTTGATTGAGTGCAAATCCATAGCCTTGAGCATCACCTCAGAAACTTTAAACATATGCTCATACTTTGACAAGATGCCCTTTCCAGACTTGCGATCGACATGATGTATGACTACTTCATATGGTGTGATTGCTTCCATCGTGTCGCAGTTGACCCGCAAGCCTTTCCATATCGGATGGAACACAGCGTGTTCATCAGTATGGTTGTTCATGCCAAATACCATCCCACCTCTGCGTGAGTCCGTAGAGAACCACCCCGCACTATGCTGAGATAGAAAGCAACGATCGCCTTGCCAGTAGCGTGCCTTAGTGAACTCAAACGAGTTGTCAGGGCGCACAGTGCCGACAGTGTTGTGACCTCTGTCTCGTCTATGGTATTCACAGTCTTTGCCTTGAGTCCATACTCCACCGACATCCGAATACTTACGCCACTTCATTACATAGGTTTGCGCGCGCTGTGTGCCAGTTGCTTTCCTGAACTTTCTGTGTTCGAGTTTCAGTCGTATGTATTCAAGCCTATCAATCTCAGTTGAGTGCCATGTCTCGCCATTGATGATGTCGAATACTGTGTATCCATCTTCGTCTCGTCTGAGAAAGTATTTGCCGTTCTGCTTGCGATTGCCAAGCGGAAACCTATTTACGTTCCCACGGTAGGATGGGACTGTATTTGTGATGTCAAGCAGTCGCTTGTAGTTAAACGCTTTCATGTTTTCCCTTTCATTTCATCAAGACAAGTTAATACATCCCGCCATAGGCGGGGGCTTTGTGTGTTG